GAAAAAGGGAGAGAGGGCGGACCCACTCTCCCCTCTTTCGATTTGTAGCATGAGGCTCACCACAATCGAAAGCTAATGTCTCCGGCTTATGCGAGGATCGCCGGAGCGATGGTCGCGCCATCCGAAGAGACTTCGGTAACGGAGTGCAGGGTCACGCCGATCGTCGCGGTGGACTTGACCACCATCACCACGTCATTGACCTTCATGCCGAGGGCCAGGCCGTTGGAGAAGTAGTTGGCCGCGTCGACGTCGGTATGCACGTCTTCGGAGACATACAGCCAGAGGCTATTGCCGCCGACCTCGCCGGCAATGCGGTTCGGGGGGTTGGAGGTTGCGTAGGCCATTGACCTATCCTTTCATCCGGGTTGCGGGCGCCGGGCCCCATGGTCCGGCGCTTGGGCGGTCAGGCCCTATTAGCTGGCGACGTAGGCCGAGCCGTCGTGGGTGATCTTCACGATGCCGGAGTTCTGGAGAATCTTGGCAGCGTGGTAGATTTCCGCACGGGTCCAGGACACGCCCTGCTTTTCGTCAAAGCCGACGTAAATCTTTTCCTCGCCCATGTTCACCGCATAGCCGAGGGCCGAGCGGTGCCACACGTAGAGCTTTTCAGCGTTGGTGCCCTTGCCTTCCACGCGGCTGGAGACAACCCAGTTCACGCCGCCCCAGCGCAGCATCTTGCGGGTCGGACCCACAAGCGGCTTCATGTCCACGTAGTCAGCGGACGTGAAGGTGTTGAGCTGCATCAGGTAGGCGTAGGCGCCGGGCGAGAGCAGCCCGAACATGTTGTCGATTTCCTCGGTCGGCACGTCGTTGTTGCCGAGGATGGCAACCGCGCCCATGACGTTGGCGAGGGTCAGAGTGCCCGTGCCGTAGTCTTGGGTGGCGTTGTTCAGTTCGGTGATGATCGTATCGTCCTGATCGCGGCGGATCACGGCATACGAGGCTTCCTGCATATTCTTCTTCTGGTCGCCCTGCGACGCGAAGATATTGAAGCCAGTCATCTCGAACGGCGCGTGCTTTTCGACCAGGGTCGCAGTCACCTGCGTGGTCGACGGGTTGCCGTAGGGGATTTGCCCATTGACGCCACGGGTGACGGCCGTTGCGCCGCCGGACGAGCCGATGGCGAACGTAACGGTCAGACCGTTGGTCATGGATTCCTTGGTGGTGGCCAGCGCCGCGAGCGTGGACTTGCGGGCTTCAAAGCCCATGATCATTTCGCGGCGATATGTGGCTACAGCGGCGGCGACAGACATTGCCGGGCTCCTTTGCAAAAACAGGGGGTTTTAAGCCGTGTTGTGCAGGGTGGCCGATCTGTCACGCCGGGGCCGCTAAGCGGGGTGGCCGGGAGCCGAACGGGGCTTCACGAAGGCGTTGAAGGGCTTTTTACATCAAGCCCCCCAACTTTTCAATATTGTCGAAGATTAGGCGCGTTCGCGGTCAGGAGTGTGCAGCGAGCCGCGCGCTTCCTTGCGCCTCACTTCGCCTTCCATCAGCGCTTCATATTCCTTGCGCAGTTCGGCCGTGTAGCGGTCGGGATCATTCTGCATGATCAGCTCGATTTCCTTCATGCGGTTGGTCGAGCGATCGGCGGCGTCGCGGCCGGCAAAGGTGACGTCGCCATATTCGGCCAGGCCGAGGCGATTGATGGCCATCACGAAGTCAGGGATATTGCCCAGCTTGCGGCCGTCCGGCAAACGCGCTTCGAACCAGTTAATGCCGGGCGTGATCTCTTCGGCAAAGCGCTTCGCCACCGTGGAGTTGGCGCGGAAGTCGGAGCCCCACTCTTCGCGCAACTTGTCTTCGGTTTCCGCCTTGTCCGCCTTGTCGGCTTCCGCGATGACAGCGTTTGCCGCTTCTTGTTCCTTGAAATACCAGGCCATGGCGGCGCCGGCATACTTCTGGGGGACGCCCGCCTGGTGCATGGCCTCGGTGAAGAGCGCCAGCCGGGGCTTGTCTTCATCCGTCACCAGCTTGGCAACCTCGTCGGGCACCGCGTACCCGGTCGGATCGTCGGGAATGCCGCGCGCCTTGCGCCACTCCTTGGCCTTTTCCGGTTCCTTTTCCGGGTCCGGCATGGGCTCATCATCTGCCACCGGATTGCCGGAGCGGATTTTCTGTTGCGCGGCATAGCCGGCCTTCATGTAATCGGCGGGCGAGGCGTACCGGTCGAGATGCTTGCGGAAATCCTTGTCCCCCCCGGCGATCTCGTCGCGCCAGTTGTCCGGCCACTTGCCTTGACCCTTGGTCGCTTTCTCATCGAGATCATCGGCGCCGCCGAGGAACGTGCCATCGTCCTTTTTCTTGGCGTTGGCTTGATCCATGCCATCCGCGCCAGGCGCCGGATCGGGCTTGGATTGGTCATTGCCCTGGTCGCCTGACTTGCCGTCATCGCCGGGCGCCGGTTCCCTCTTGTCCGCGCCGGGCGCCGCGTTGCCATCGCCGCCGCCAGCGCCCTGGTCGCCATCGGCCATGTGGTAGAACGGAAGGGGTGTCTTGATGATCATCGTGAGCCTCTACGATTGCCTTGCCTGGAGCCGAGAACGATCATGCTGTTGCGCAGCAATGAGCGTTTCGGGCAGCAACATATACCGAATGAGCACGCCGACATAGCGCCGCCCTTCATTGAAGGCCGTATAGTGCGGATCGCCGGGGCGGAAACTCACGTCCGGCACGCGCGCCGCCTCGCGCATGATCCATTCCATGCCGAGGATTTGTTGCTCTTGGGTGGCCTTGCCCGCGATCATCGCGCGGATCGCCAGGACTTCCCGCTCTTGGGAGATGGGTTGGGGTTCGATTGCCATGGGTGAAGTGCCTCCGCTTCACCCCAGCAATACCGCAATCAGCGGGGATTGACCACGCGGCGCACGAATTTGCCGCCCCGGCCGCGCACCGTCTGCACCGATGGTTCAAGCCGGATGGACGTCGACGCCAACGCATCCTTATCCTTGCGCTGGCGCCGACCTTGGCGAGCCTCTTGCCGTTCCTGCTTTCGTTCGCGCCGGTCCATAGCTTCCAGCTTCGCGACCCGCTCCAGCAGATCATCGATCACCGCATCGCGTTGATCATTGGTCCGCTTGGCCATGTCACAGCAGCCCGGCTTGTTCGGCCGCGACCTTGGCGCCCGACACATTGGCCGTGGTCGCGGCGCCCTGGTCGAGCAGCGCGGCCGTCTTCTGGAGCTGGGCAACTTGCGCGTCCTCTTCGGCCACTGCCTTGCGCTCGCGTTCCGGCTTGATCCATTCGGGCTTGGCGCCAGCGCCGCGCACCGCATCGATAACCGCGTCGGCAATGTTGAATTGCTTGGCCAGGCCCGGTTCGGCTTCGGAGCCGGCCGCAATGATCTGCACCGACGTGTTGAACGCGGCGACAACCTTCTGGCCTTCGGCTTCCTTGAGCGGGCTTTCGAATTTCCAGGTGATATCCTGACCCTGCAAATCTTCGGGAAAAATCTCCGCCGGGATCAGCCCCATGTTGACGGCCATTTCGAAGCCGACCGACAGCCATGGCGAGTGATACTGGCTTTCGATGGGAGTGAAGAACGGCAGCGCCGCCCGGCGAAACTCTTCGGTGCGAACCATCACTTCCAGCTCGCGCATCTCGCGCACGCTGGGCAGGAAGAGCTTGTTCAGCAGCCAGTGTTCGGCCAGCAGCGCCCGGACGTCTTGTTTCATTTGCAGGCCGACCGGCATCCCGTCCGACGTGTTGACCACCTGCATGGCCTTGCGGATATCGTCGGTTTGGCCCAGGTCGACGGCCGAGACGCCGCCGGCATAGAGATTGAAATCGTTCTTGAAAATGTCCTGTGAAACGACGATCGGCGGATCGACGCCCTTTTCGCCCTGTTCGAGCAGGGTCAGGGCCAGCGATTGCAGCATGCGCGCGTCGGGCAGCGAGTTGATCGCGACCGGCGAGAAGCCTTGCGGGAAGTTCGAGACAGTCCGATAGCGCGGCACGATGTAGTTGAAGACGGGCGTGCCCCGGCTGTTGAGCACTTCGGTGTGGGTCTGGTCGATATACATGGACACGTAGCGGTGACGATTCCGCCGCATGTCGGCAGCGCTCCCGCCATAGACCTCTTCGGCTTCCATCAGCAGGTGGATGACCGGAAATTCGCGCGTCGGTTCATCCTTGGCCGCCCGCTCGATTTCAGGGCGCATATGCCCGGTCCACGCGCCTTGCTTGAATTTGCGGTGGATATCGCGCGCCGGCAGCATGCACTTGCGGAAAAAGCCGTCAACGACGCCATATTCATTGACCATCCAGGCGCAGAGCTTGGGGTGCCATGCCCGCGTGATCAGGTGCGAGCGGGCCGGCGCCTCCTCCCATGACAGCACCGGGTTGCCGAACGCCACCCAGTCATGGTCCGCCTCCTTCAAGGCCATCTGCACATTGGAGCGCGGATCAGCGATCACGCCCTTGCGGAACAGCGACGTTGCCCGGCTCAGGGCCAGGGCGTTGCCGGCGCGCTTGTCGCGAGCTTCATCCCCGGTCGAGATCGAGAACCAGTCACCTTGCCGGAGCATCGAATCGATGGAGTTGCCAAGCGTTTCGCGCATGTTGATGGTCGTGCCATCCATGAGCCCGGTCGCGAAGTCGGTGCCCAGGGAGAACGACGTGGTGAAGTCGGAGCGCAGCGGATAGAAGTTTTCCGCAATGTCTTGGCACAGGCTGTCCCAGGTGCGCTTGCGCGAGAACAGCCCGTCCGAGATGCGCAGCAGCTCTTGCGCGCGAGTGTCGCCCATGGCCGTTAGCCCACGCTACCGAGGAACGAGTTCATATATGAGCGCGTGCCGGGATTGCCTGTGAGATTGGTCGACGTGCGGCCTGTCCGCCCAATGATCTGTTGCCGACGCTGGCGCGCGCTTTCGATCTGGGCAGGCGAGTTATAGACCGGCATGCGTTGCGGACGATCTGCCTGAAATTCAGTCGACACGCCCGGCGCCGGAGTTGTCGGGGGAGGCGTCGTCGTAGTCGAACCGCCGCCCGTGCTCGTGCTGGTGCTGCCACCGCCGCCGCCCATTCCACCCATGGCTTAACCCCTTCTACGTTTCAGTTGCGCATGCCCCAAATTGACTTGCGGCGCCCGCCTCAGGGTCGACGCATTAGAATTAACCGCTTTGATGACGCTTGGGAACAGGTCAGTCAGTGCCCAGACCATCGCATCGGCACGGTTCGGAGAACGATCGCCAGTGTACCCGAACGTCGTCATCTGCACCAACTCATCTTCAAGGGCGCCCAGGCCGGGCATGTGCTCCACCATCCCGACTTCGTACATGGCCGAGATCGGTTCAGCGCGCACCACCTTGCCGCGCGAGGCGGTGACGGCGCGATAGGGCACGCGCACACCCTCTTTGGCCGCCGCCGCCTGGATGGTGAATTGCACCATGGCACCGCCGAAGTTCTGTTCACCGACGATGCGATCGGCGCCCCAGCGCTTTGCGGCCCGGACGGCGACCTCTCCCCACTCACCAGGCGAGCCCTTCATCGTGCAGTCTTCAAGCACGATGGCCTTTTCGACCGACCGGCGCAGACCGGCGACGATTATCCCGATCTCGTCACGATGGGCGTCATCAATGCTTTCCGCGCCGGACGGGTCCACGGACACGACGATCCGCAGGAAGTCGCTCATGTCCAGATCGTCGTCTTCGGGGATGCGGCATTGCTCCAGCATCTCATAGGTCCACAGCGCGGCCTCGCCAGCCTCACCGAATTGCCCGTCGCGGAAGCGCTTCTTCTTGCGTTCCGACAGCCCGTCGAGTTCGCCCAGATATTCCGGCGCCAGGTTTTGGGCATTGTCATGCGGGTTGAGCTGGAGACTGTCGAAGTTGTCCGGGTTGGGCACCGGACGGCCAGTGTCCGGGCTCACCTTTTGGATGAAGAGCTTATATGTCCAGTGCGACTTGAGCGGGGGATTCTCGCAATAGTACGCCTTGAGCCGCAGGCCGGGCAGGCGCGGCAGGCCCTTTTTGCCGTCCATGTCTTCGGGGTTCGGCCGGCTGGTCTTTTGAGCCAGGCGGGTGATCAGCGTTTCGCGTGCATGCCATGCGATTTGGCTGCACTCCTCAAGCATGATCGTGGCAAACTCCATGCCGAGGATTTTTTCGGTGCGGTCTTTATCGTCCAGACCCGCGTACCAGATTTCCGAGCCATTCGGCAGAACGTAGTGATTCTCGGTCTTCTTGTGGTCGATGGTGTCCACAAGCTCAGGGAAGCATTCGCGCAGCACCTTGGGAAAAGTGTCCGCCACGATCGACGCCTTGACGTGCGAGAGGCGGAAGCGGGCGATCAGGTGACGGGAGCCAGGGCAGATCATGGCGCGGGCGATGATCGAGCGCACGGCGATGAAGGTCTTGCCCGAGCGCGACCCGCCGTAAAGCAGAAGATGGGCGGCATCCGCGCCCATCTTGTCCATTGCCAGGCGTTGCTTGTGGTTGGGGACGAACGGCATGGTCAGGTTGTGTAAGACACATGCGGCCCGGAGAACATGACGGACCTGTTATTCGTTCCCGTTCCCTTGGCGATGGTCGCGTGAACATTGAAGTGATCGCCAACGTCCGGGAGATTGGTCGATTGCGTCACGATGGTGAAGCTATCGCCATGGTCCGTTGAATAGATGAAGTCGGCACGGCTCCCTTCGCCATTGATGACGCCACCAAGAACCAGCAGATCGCCCGTTGCCGGCACAATGCCGCTATCGGTGAAGGTTTCGGTGCCAGCGGTATCGTCGCGCGTCACCATTTTCCAGTTGCCGCCGTGGGTATAGTACCAGGCGCACGGCACATCATCGAAAACCGTGTTGGCATGGGAGAACATGCCGACCTGCACGACGAATGTGTCCGTCGCGTCCGACAGATCGACCAGCGACACGAGGCTGATAAAGCACATGGCCATCTCACCGAAGACGCCATAACGCTCGTCATCATCGGCAGAGCTGAGGCCGCCCCAGTTCAGGTACACGCGGCCGGGGACCGCCGTGCCAGTATCGAGCCGCGACATGGGCAACTTGTATGTCCCATCATCATACCCCAGCTCAATGGAGCCGCCGCCCGTCGTCGTGGCAGAGTTTTTCGGCGCAATGGTGATGCGCGGCTGTTCATAGTCATAATTGCGGTGAATGCCGAAGCCGTTGCGGACAAGCTCAACCGCCCAATCAACCCCGTCGAAATAGAGATCGACGTGCCGGCCGGGCAGGATGATCAGCGGGAAATGCGTGGAGAAAACGTCTTGCGGCGTATGGAAGCGATTGGCCGCGCTGGAGCTGGCATTGCCGAACGCCAGCACGATGGCCCCGGCACTGGCGCCGCCCGCGTTGTAAAGCCGGACCCGCTTGTAAAACTCCACGCCCGTACTATCCAGGCCGGTCAAGACGAAAGAATTGGTCGGGGTGAGTTCGAGGACGGTCAGGCACATGGCCGAGGTCGACATGCCGGACGCATAATTGTTCTGTTGCGTCGACATGGCCGCCGGTTGCAGGCGCTCCACCCCGAAGGCCGCCAGACCGGCAGGTGTCACCGCCCGGTTCGCATCGGTGCGAGCTTCCACTTCCGCTTCCGTCGCCAGCTCCACCACGCCGGTCGCGCTTGTGGTCGCGGCTTGCTTGATATTGGCGAAGGCCGTTGCCGCGCTCCCGACGTCGGACAGGTTGTTCGAATTGATCAGCGCATCGCTGGCCGCCAGGGCGGCGGCGAAGGCGGCAGCGAACACCGCGTCGAAATGCTGATCTGTGCGCAGCGGGGTCATGTAGGTGTCATTGTTGACGCCCGCTTCCGCTTCCGCCTGTGTGGCCTTGACCAGCGCGCCGGTATTGGCCGGGACGCGGATCATGCGGCCATTGCGGAAGGCGACGAAATAGGCATCGACCTCTTCGGGGTCGAACGTGGCGTCGTATTCCAACGCCTCTTCGGGCACTTCGGGGAAGGCCACCGTGCCGGCGCCGGTCGTGGCGTCCACCGATTCCACGATCAGGTGATATTCGCACCACTCGCCACGGTTGGTGTCTTTGTAATAGACGCTATCCCCAGCGCGCATCCCGAGATCGGCGGCATTGGTGAAATAGCCATCGGCCAGGACGTCCGCGATCGGGTCCACCCAGTAGAAGGCCCAGAAGCGCAGCGCCGTGGTGCCACCCACGTCTTGCCCGATCAGGGCCGGCGGGACAGTCGGATCGTAAGCCATGGCGGTTCCCCCTATTTGGCCCGGATGCGCAGACGGATGGTCTGATCCATGGTCCGGCCGCCCGTCGTGACGATGCGGTTGAGCACGTCATAATTGCTGTTAAGCGTGCCGCCCTGCAACCATGCCGTGGTGGTGGTGTCTGTCTTGCTGGACGAATTGAGCGTGAGCCCGGCCGGGACAGTGAAGGTCGACGTGCTGATCACGTCCCCATCATCGAGCCGTTCGGACCAATCCACTTGGAAGTCCAAAACCTCGTCCGGGTCTTTATCAGGCCATGTGAGCGTTGCCATCAGACTTCCCTCGTCTCTTGCGGCACAGTCACCGCGCGCGTTTCCGCTTCCACTGACACGCCCCTTGCCTCACCAGGCGGCACAAGCACCAGTCGGATTTCCGCCTCAGGCGACACCGACCTGCTTTGATATTCTACTACCACGACACGGGTCTGTTGCTCCACCGTCGCGATGCGTTCGGACGTGGGAGGGACGAAGCCGAAGATCGCCGCGTCCTGCCCGGTCATTTCCATGGCGCCAGATTCGGCCGTCACGAACCTGGTGCGGGCAATGCCGGCGCTCGTGCCGGTGATCGCATAGCTGCCCGCTTCCGCCACCAGGGCGAGCGACTTGAACAGCGTCGCATCCTGCCCGGTCATGGCGTAGCTGGCGTCTTCTGCCACCAGGCGCAGGCCATGCGACAGACTGGCATTGACGCCGGTCATGTCCATTGATCCGGCCGAGGCCACCACATGCAGCGCCCGCATCAGCCCCGCCGCGCCGCCACTCATGGCCATGGCGCCGGCTTCCGCTTCGATCGTGCCGCCCCGGCGCAGGGTTGCGTCCGTCCCGGCCATGGCCATCGACCCGGCTTCCGCCTCGACTTTCTTGGGCAGGATGAAATCAGCATCCGTTCCCGCCATGGCATAGGCGCCGACTTCGGCCGTGATCGAGCGTTCGAAGATGATTCCCGCCGCCTGCCCGGTGATGGTCATGGCACCGGCCTCGGCCGTCGTTTTGCCGCCACGGATCAGCGCCGCAGCGGTGCCGGTCATGGCCATGCTGCCCGGATCAGCATCGATCGACCGCGTGTTCCGCAGGCCAGCATCCGTGCCGATCATATCCATCGAGCCCGAGGCCGCATCGAGCTGGTGCGCCCTGGTGAATGTCGCATCCGTCCCAGTCATGGCCATAGCGCCAGCAGAGGCCGCCAGCCGCTTGCCATTGTTGAGCGAGGCGTCTTGGCCCGCCATCGCCATCGAGCCAGCCGCCGCCACAGTCTTGCGCGCAGCGATCAGGTTCGGATCATCGCCGGTCATGGTCATGGAACCAGCCAGGGCAGCGACCACCTTGCCGACCACCAGCGTCGCGGGCTGGCCTGCCATATCCATGGTGCCCGCTTCGACGTCCACCATGCGCGCGGCCAGCGGTGTGGCAGGCTGGCCAGTCATGGTCATGACCCCGGCGCCACCCAGAATGACGCGGCCGATGGTCAGATCGGCATCGGTGCCCGTCATGTCCATGGAGCCAGCGCCAGCGCCGATGATCTGCCCGCGCTTCATGGTCGCGGCCGTGCCGGTCATGTCCATTGCGCCGGCATCGGCCACAATGTCATAGGCCGAGCCACCGCCGGCCGGTTCGAGCGCCACCGCGAGGAGCACCGCATCGCGGGCGTCGTTACCAGTGCCATCGGCCGTGAAGCCGACTGTGTGCGTCCCGGCGGCCAGGACGCCATCACCAATCACAACCATATCGCCGGTCAGGTACGTCTTGCCGCGATAGGTAATGCCGCCCGTGCCGACAAATCGCGAGCCCGCCTCGGTAACGCCCGATGTGCCATCGATCCACATCATGAGGACCACGCGCGTTTCCACCGTCGTGGTGATCGAGCATTCATAGGTTTCCGTGGCATCCGCCGTGATCGAGCTTTGCGCGTGAATGCTGCCAACGTTGGCATATCGGGCGATCAGGCCAACCTTGTCGCCGGAGCTGGCATTTGCGAACGTGACGGTCGAACCATCTTCGGAGCCATCCGCCGTGCGGTGCCAGAAGCGCCCCGTCGTGGACCCGCTGTTGCCGGCGCCGAACGTGGTCCAGCCGCTTGGCGCGGTTGGGCTGAAATCGGTTGTGGACGCCAGACCGGCCGCCGCCAGCAGCAGATCGCCCGCATCCACAACGGCCGGACAGTTCACGACCAGATCGCCCGAGCCGACCTGTGTGCCGCGACCGGCGCCACCGAAACCCGGATCATCATGGGCGGCGCCGGTAAGTTCAAGGGTGAGGGAAACCCACCCCGAGGCCGTGCCGCCGACATTGCCAGAATTGAAGGCAAAGCTCGCCACAGGGCCATCGGTGTCCATCCCAATGGCTTCGTCCGTCGCGTCAACCGGATTGGTCCGGTCGGCCATCACGCCGTTCCCATCGGCCAGGGACAGGTTAGTGTCCGTGGACCTGTGCCCTATGAACGCGGCGACCCATGACGTGCCATCGCTCGCCATGCCGAAGGGGTTATTGATGCTGACGGTTGCTGTGGTCCCTACCGACGACGTGGTGACACCCACGCCAGGCGTCACGCCTGGGTCTGGACGATAGACCATGCAGATCATCGTGGTGGCGTTGGCGGACGCCACGGACGTGACGTTGAAATAGTTATCCGTCACCACCGCGTAAGAGACGCGGGCGCAGCAAGTGGTGCCCGTCCGCGTCACGCTGGCCGTCATGTTTACTGGCGCACCGGGTAGCGTTGTGCTGCCGTCGCGGAACGAGAAGACAAGCACCAGATCGCCAATCTGGGTTGCTGGCGGTGTGAGCGAAGTCGTTCCCGATGAGGCGCCGACAAATGTGTAAGACATGCGCCCCCCGCCTATCGGACGGTCCAGAACGGCCGCTTTTCCTCTTTCACGGTATCCCCGCCGGACCCTTGCGAACCACCCACGCAGAACCGGACATGGCGGCGCCCACAAGTGCAGTGGAAGATGTAGATATCCGGCACACCCTTGTCCCGATCAGCTTCCGAGGAATACCACGCTTCGATCTCATGGTTTTCAGGGTGACGGCAGCATGAAGCGATCTTCTGGTTATGCTCCAGCGCTTCGATGTATTTGATCGGCAGAATCGCCGCCACCTTGGGGACGGCGATGCGCGGGCAGGCCAGATGATGCGCCATGTCCGCGCCCCCGCTTAGGCCAGGGCCATCAGGCTGGCGCCGAAATCCAGGGTCATGGTTTCGCCATCGGCCACCGTGAAGGTCGAGCCATAGTCGAAATAGGCCATCAGCGCGTCGCTGGCGTGGGTGTCGTCGTAGATCGAGAAATACCGGCCCGTGGTCGAGGCGCCCAGATTGCCGCCCGAGGCCGTCCAGACCACATCGACGGCCGTCATGGTGACAGTGCCACCCGTGCGTGTCGCATCGTTCTGGATATCCTCGCCACCGGTCGTGTAGCCATTGGACCCGCCGATCTGGGTCAGGTCCGCCAGATCATCATCCGTGGCCACGGTTGGCGCATCGGTGTGGATCGCTGCCTTGAACGTGTCGGTCGTGCCGAACAGGTCGATTTCCGAGTTTGCCAGGCGTTCAACGAAGGGCTGATACTTGGTGTAAGTGGCCATTGGGATATCCCCGGTTCGCGTTGCGTGCCTCGCCTCTATGAATACCGCGAACAGCGCCCAAGCAAAAGCCCCGGCGGTTGAGGCGCCGGGGCTCCGTACGAAGGGAGGACGAATCCCTCAGAAGGCCAGCATGAGCAAGAAGGAGCTGGTGCCTATTCTTTACCAACGCCCGCGCCGTCAGGGAAGACCCAATATGCGCCGTTGGGCTCTTCGGGCTTGTTCTGGGGGACGTTGCCGAAGTCACGCGGCACCGTGGCCAGGGCGGGCGTCAGCGCTTCAATGCGAATGTTCGGATTGCCGGTGCGCTCATTGAAGCCGATCACATAACCGAAGCTCTCGGGGTGGCCATCGATCGGGTTCGGGGTGTGAATCTTCACGCGGTCATGAAGTTCGAGCTGGCGACCGACAGTCTTGGCCGGCTTGTGGAACGGCTTGCCGCCGTGCTTGGCCGCGTGCTCTTCGTCAATGGTCAGGCGCACGTTCTTGACCATGCGGCCGGGCATAACCTTGCGATCATCCGTCTTGGCCGCGCGAGGCGCCTTGGGAGTGCGCGGCTTGCTGGCCGTCTTGGGCTTCTGGCCGGACCTGCCTTGCAGCTCATGGCCGGCGGCGCCTTCATCATGGCCGGTTCCGGCCCTTTCGTGATCAGTCATGGCAAATCTCCTATGCGGTTTGCCTCATGGATGGGAAACGCGGGCGTACCCGCGCCGGTTGCTTAGACGGGCGGCAGCATCGCCCGGCATACGGCCAGGAAGATGTAATCCTTGGCGCGCTGTTCGATCGGGAGCTGGTCATAGGCCACGAAGCAAGGATGCGTCTTGGCCACCGGGTCTTTTTCCGGCCCATACTTCCAGCCGTCGCGCTCCTTTTCGGCCAGCCACGAATTGTGACTGTCTTCGGGCTTGGCGTCGGGGTGATCGCTGGCATAGAGCACGCCCTTGCGGGCCGAATCCTTCTGCCAGTCCGGCGCGTCCTCCCATGCGGGTTGCGAATAGTCGCCCAGCGCTTGGCAGTATCCGCGATTGGCCTCATGGCACACGCGGGCGATATCATCGAGAGACATGGTGTTACCTCAAAATCTGGCAGCGAAGAACAGAGCGACCAGCAGGACGGCCGCCATGAGCACCCCGCCGATCGTGGTGAAGAGGATGGGGCGGCCGATCGCCTCCCATTTCGACGGTTCCGCATCGTCCATCAGGATATCGGCATAGTGACGCCCGAGACGCTTGGCGGCAAGAGCGCGTTGGCGTTCGGCTTCGACCTTGCCCGGATGCTTGCCCCAGATCATCAGCGCACCAGGTTTGCAATGATGGTTGTCAGTCGCACCGCGTTCATGGGCTTGCCGTGCCAGATGGCCGGCAAGGTGCCGGTGCGATCGCGGGGCGGGAGAGGTGTGTTCTCGTTCATTGCCCTTTCTCCGATAGGAAGGCGCGGGCGTAGTCGGCATTGCCCATAAGGCATCTCCCCAGCCTGATCGGGGGCAACCATGACGTACCGGGCTTCATGTTTTGCGCGCAGGTGGCTCATCTTCGCCTGGTGCTCTTCGGGGCTCCATGAGACGTGGTAGCAGCCGGTCGAATCCATGCAGACGAACATTTCCGGGTCAGGCTGGAATGTGTCGGCAGAGCGCAGGAATGCCGCTTCCATCTGACGTGCCAATTCCTGATCAGTGCATGAGCACCCATCATGGTCGTGACGGCCAGACTTGGCGCATTCGTGCCGGGCGGCGGAGAGGTAGGCGCGGATGGCGGCAATCATCGCTTCCGGGTCGCAATCTCCTGTTGCTGATGAATACGCAAAGATGGCGTCGAGGCGGCCCTTTTCGTCCAGTGGTGAGGTCATGGCTGGGGCTCCATGGTGATATTGTGCTTCCGAGCGAAGCGCTCAGCGCCTTTTGAGCCGGTCATTCCTTGCTCCCGGATAGGGCTTGGGAGATGGCGTCGATGTTTCCGCGCTCGACGGTGAAGGTGTAGGCCGCGACCCAAGGGTTCTCGTCCCATGCGCCGAGGCCGTTGATGCTGTCCCAGAGATCGCGGTAGGCCATTGTTGCAGGCCAATACTCGGAAGCGGAAACGCCCTCGGCGAAGGCGTCGGCCTCGCTGCAATCCTGCAACCGCTCCACCCGAACATCTGTGACGGTGAGCGTAAGGCGCGACGCCCAGCGGGGCATGTGCATGGCCTGGCGGTGCTTACCGAATGCGGAGATATCTCCCTCGCGATCACCTGAAAAACGCTCTCCTGCAGCCGTTAGCGACATGCCTCGATTGTCAGCGATGTAGAGGATGCCCGCGCCCTTGCCGCAACCAGGCGCCCAAAGCTCGCGCGGTGCAACGCCATCCAAGCTGATGAAGGTGCGCCAATGCTCGCGGACATAGAGCCGGTCGCCGACGCGGTAGCGCGGGGCGAAGCGATAGGCCGTGCCGCCAAAGCGAGGGCCGGTCATCAGAAGGATTTGGCCCGGCGCCATCGGCTTGTCGGTCGGCTCAATTACTCGCCGCGTTTGCGTCTTGCTGCCATTGAGCAACGCGCGGACCATCGGGCCGCTGAAAAGGATCGGCTTGTCGCTCATTCCCCGCTCTCCATTGCTTTGCGGGCGGCGCGAGCAAGGTCGCCGATCATGCGGAGCTGTGACGGAACCGCGATCATCTGGAAACCCTGCGGCTTGACCTCAACCACATAGCGGCGATGGCCTGTAGTGGTCAGATAGGCGGCGACAAGAACGCCTTCCCAGCGTGCTTCGCCGGTAAATTTCTCCACCGGCGCCCCAATGACGAAACCATGTTCGTCTGGCGCTTCCTTCTCCTCGGTAAGGCGCTTGACTTCGGCTTCGGCGGCGGGCTGGGGTGCTGCGTAGAGGGGGCGATAGTCGTCCGCGTTGCGCAGAGGCTTCGTCTTCCGGACGTCACCGGTGTGTATGTTTTCCCAGTGTGCCGCCTCCCCTTCCTTATGGAGTGGGGGAGTTTTGAGGGCGTAGAAAAAGTCGATAGCTTCGCGCAGTTTTGTTGCTGCTGAGCGGTCTCCCGTCAACAGGGATGCAGCAATCTCTTCCATGACCCAAAGGTGTCGACCTCGTTCTGTCACAACCTCTTCCTTGGAGCGCTCCGGGGCGGGACTGGATGCAGCGCGGAGGGCTTTGAGCGCTCGGCAAATCGGGTAGGCAGCGTCGCCAAGCGGGGGCGTGAAGACCTTACGGGTTTCAGCATCGATCAACTCACCAAAGGGCTGGCTACGCACCACGAGAGTGTCAAGGTTGATCCCAAGAGCCTCTAGGTCGGACTTTGCCACCTGCCACTCAGCAGGCGATTGGGTGCGGGATGCGAGGATGCGTTCGGCAATAGCGGTCGGTGTGGAACCAAGATCAATGCCGTTCGCAACGATATTGGCGATCTCTTCGACTTGGGCCGTGCTCACTGTCTCGGTCATGACTGGCGCCCTCCAAGTGCGCCGGGGTTGGGTTAGCCTTACAGTTCGGTGCGCGGCTCCAGAATGTAGCCCGTGCCTGGCGTGCCTTGAAGCGCGTAGGGAACACCCTTCTCTTCGCACCACTCCACCGCGAAGACCAGTGCGCGACCGCTGGAGCTGCGCACGGCGCCGCCTTGTTCGAGGCGCTTGCGCACCTCAGCACGAAGGATTTCCTGCCCACGCGGCCCAAGCCGATCCATCCCATCGGCAACCAGCTTGATCATTGGTTTCGTCCCTTCCACATGTAGCCTTGCCCGCTCGTCCATGATCAGGGACGTCAGGGCCAATTCGAGCGCCGTGCATTCGGCGGCCGGTTTGGGATTGAGCACCGTCACACCGCGCGACACCGAGATGGTCGCAACCTTGTCGCCGCAGTTGGCGCGCGCTTGGGCATATGCGTTCCAAAACTCTTGCTTGCCCCGCTGGCGACACATCATCCGGGCGTGCGTGCGCAGATAACCTTGCAAGTCAGTCCCGAACATTGCCGTCCCGCTTTCTGGCGCGATAGCCGCGCATGTATTCGCGCATCCATGCTTTCTTATCGAATTTGGATGCCTCGGCTGGATTCGAACCAGCGGTGCCGGGACCAAAACCCGGAGCCTTACCACTTGGCGACGAGGCATTGTCGACGGGCGGGGCTTGAGTACCCGCTAGAGCTTTATCCCCCGATCCTGGGGCTGGCGCGCTCTTGCTCGTAAGCCGATCGGGCCGCTGGGTCGCTATCCCAACAGAAGACCCGCCGGCTTTGCTCTTCCGCGTGGCTTCGGGCACGTCCTTCCGTGCTGCCGTCGATTTGGGGCCTTTCACCCCTTTGCCCGCTTGGGGCGGGTTCTGTGCGGGACCATCTGGAGCGCAAATGCTGCCCCAGTGCTCTTTCCCGCATGTCCTGCATTTCGGTGCCTTCATGCGTAAGACTATGCGCCAGTCTTACGCGTAAGACAACAGCGAAAGTCTTACGCCAGCTTCATGTCCTGTTCGGTCAGCTGGACGATGATCGCACCATCCTTGCCGCCGCCGCCCACTTCCAGCTTGTCGCCATACTTCTTCGGCTTCATCTTGCCGGCCATCCACTTCCGCGCATCAATCGCAACCTTGGCCGCCGCTGGGTCTATTTGCCCGTGCGCAGCCTTTTCCGCCAGGTGCCCGATATGGTCGAAATCCGCGTCAGCACTGGCTTCGCGCGCGCGCGCATATTGCTCCCGAAACTCGGCATTCGCATCATCCTTGAGCCATTCCATGACGGTTTTGATGGAAGGGCGATCGTATCGGTTTGTGCAGTATGAGCGCAGGGACCATCCGCGTTCGATATGCGAGCAGATTTGGTTTGCCCAATATGGGTGAAACTTGGTTGGGCGCTTTGCATTGCCGTGGGTGATGATCTGCTTTGGACGGCGGATTCGCTTACGTTTGGTCATTTGTGGCCTCTATACGCGCCCTATCCGGGCAAGAGCGGCGTTCAGCCCTGGTGTGCGCTCCAAAACCGGGCAGAGGATTCGGAGTTCGTCGTACACCATCCCGATGATCCGCTCCAAACTGGCAGGGTGGACCACGAGAAATTCATCCCCGTTTTCGAGCACGCCGCAGCCGTTTGTCACATGGAAACTCGTGATCGCCAGAGAAGCAACGGCATCGCGCGGCTTGTCGGTCACAATGATGATGCGCCTTGTCATGCCTCGTCCCACCCCACGGCCAAGTCGTACTGGATTTGGAACGAGGCGCGGTTGAGCAGGCCGACCGACGTAATGGCGTCCGGGGCGCAGATGCGGCGCAGCAGATGCACGCCGTCGCCTTCGATCTGGCGCCCGATGATCACCAGGGCGTCGACGGTGACGGCGCCGGAATCGATATCGCGCAGCAGCTCAATGAGCGCGTCGCGTGGCGTCCAGTCCGAGGCGCGTTGGGTCCGCTGGGCGCGCAGTTCGGTGATGCTCTTAGGGTGTTTGCTGAAATCGTCCATGGCCGTCAGACCGGGAAGATCAGGTTCGACTTGGGCGCCGCCAGGAAGGCGTTCAGCCCATGATCGATATTGGCAACGGCCATTTGCCGGCGCTCGCGAACAGTGTGGTTTTGCGGCGCATTGGCGATGGCCCCGCCGATGCAAAAACCCATGACCGCGATCACGTCATCAGCCGTCATCGGGCTGACCATCGTGAATTGTTGGATCGTCATCTGGATTTGCGTTGCCAGGCGGACCATTTTTTCGTCCGCCTTCACATTGGTGATGGCCATGGATTTGCCTCTAGCCTCGTGTTGATCATAGCACTTTTCCAGGAAGGCGGCAGCAACAACCCGTCTTGCCGGAGCTTGTGTACGGTAACGCCAATTGCATTCTTGGTCGTGCCGTACCGTTCGGCCATTTCGGCATAGGTCATGCCCTTGCCGAAGTCCCGCAATACCCGGCGCCGCAACCATGGGTCGGAGCGGCGCCCATCACGCATGACGACGCCGAACCGGCGCCCATATTGGGAGATGCAGGCAGGCTCGACACCGCAGAGAATGGCCGCTTCCGTGATCGAGCAGCCGAGATCGGCAAGCTCCCGAATGATGGCCAACCGACGCAACGTGATGGGGCGACGATAGCCGGGCTTGGTCATGGCCGATAACGCACCTTGCATGCGTCGCATATGGCCTTGACCCGCCAGTAAGGAAGCCGGACCCGCCGGCAGATTTCCGCCAGCGGCATGCCCTTTTGCGCCGCGTTCTCAATCCAGAAGGCCGTCGCCATCGTTACTTCCCGATTGTCCGGCCCCATGATTACCACCGTTCGGCAGTGGTCAATTTCACTTTCACGCCATGCAGCGTGAAGGCTTCGGGATCGCCGTGGTTCAGCACTATCGAGGACATGTTGTCGACGTCACGACGAAAAGAGGTCAGGAACCTCATCTTGTCCATGGTTGTCGGGAACGTCAGTGTCAGCTCCGGCACTTGCGCGTCCACCCGTCTCGCCATGTGAGTGATTTCCAGCACTGCCCTGGTCAATTCGTTCATCTGGTTTTCTCCCTATGCAAACCGGCTGGCCATTGGCCCAGCCGCAGAACCATTCGCGCTTGCCCTGGTGGAACCCACCGAACGCCGCGCCTTCATATCCACACCCAACGCACCACTTGATGAGCGCCTTGGGTTTGACCCGCGTCCCATCCTTACGCTGAAATTCGGGGCCGATCTGGCGCAGGACGGCAGGCATGGTCACATCTCGAATAAGCCGCGTTGCCCTTCCTTGGCGGCCGGCGGCACGTCTTCATCCCGCATGGGGAATTGCATGGCCGAGCGCTTCCACGACACCCAGCGCAGCGGCACCCAGTTGCGCGGGCGCTTGTCGCGTTCGAACACGTACCAGGCGAAGCACAGCCCGGCCTTGTCCAGCTTGGCCCCATCCCATCCCCAGCGGTGCATCATCGGCAGGCGTTCCGCGATGACATGGACCCGTTGCAGGCGCACGGTCTTGAACCAATCCATGCGCCCTTCGCTTTCGAGGAAGGCCAGCCGCAGCAGGAAGGCCGCATATGGCGCGCGACGCACCGACAGTTCAATGAGCCGTTCGAGATCATCGAAAGGCGGATTGCTGACAATGCCGAAAGGCCCAGCCGGCGCATGTTGCTCCGCGACGGCTTCGTGGAAATCGATCGAGGCCGTCGCATCTGGACAGCCCCACTCGTAGAGGTCGGTTGCCGTGACGTCGAAACCGCGATTGCGGAGCGGCAGCACCAGGGCGCCGTTGCCGCAGAACGGTTCCCATATCGTCTTCGGCAGGTAGCGCCTTTCGGCCACCAGAAGAGGCGGCAAGGCGGCATAGGGCGAGGCATAGAAGTTAGGCCCGCGATCTGCCTTGCTTGCCGTCCGGTTTCCGGTCTTCATGCTGATCGGCATGGTTCGGATCGTCCTCTTGGTAATGCGCGAAGTGGCCAAGCTGGCGGGCCAGTTCCACGCTGATCATTTGCTGTTCGCCCACGGACATGAAGGCGTCCGCGAACATCTCATCATGCAGGCGCATGCGCGCCCGACTGGCGGCCAGCTCTTCCGCCAATTCCTGTTCTGTCTTGGGAGGATCGAGCGCGGCTTGAGCCCGCGCAAGCATTTCCTCTTTGACCCGGCGCCGATGGTCCGCGCTCAGGTTCGCAAATTCATCCGGCGGCAGCGGCCGGTTGCCGGTTGCCTCTTCGGCCGCGCGCCTGGTGTTGCCGAGGTCTTCCCATGCGCTGGTCATTCTGCCGCCGCCGCTTGTGTTGCCATAGCGTCCACCATGTCTATGCGAGTGCCAATGACCCGCATGACATTGACGGCCATGGAATTTCCGAGTGCCTTGTATCGAGGGCCATCCGCAGCGGCTTTGCCCCGGTAAGGGATGGCAGTGAAATCGTCGGGGAAGCCTTGAAGGCGTTCGCACTCCCTCGGCGTCAGGCGGCGCACCGCCCAAGCCTCGGCAACGCACGGTTGGCCCTGCCCCGGCTTTCCGCCGCCAGTGGTCAGTTGTGGCGCTACTGCACCGTCACCGCCCTGCAAGCGGAGCTCGCCACGGCTGTTCTCGGCAAAGGCCACCGCCTGAACTTCGGCGCGGGCTTCGACGGTGTAGGCGATGTCGGCTTGAACGCCGACGCCATCAGGGCCGCTGGATGGGTTTTCGCGCAGTGCGCCAGCCTGGATGGCATGGGCAATCGCCACGCTGGTGCAGTCAGTGTCCAGCGTGTAGCTGGTGCCATCGTCGAGATAGCTTTTGCCGATGGTCTTGTTGCCACCGGCCTTGGGGTTGAACGCCACAGGCTCCGCAACCAGGTTGCTGTCATCCTCTTGGCGCCGACCGGCATAGCCGCCCTTGCCAGCGCTTTCGGCGCCACGGGTGAGCGAAGCGGCCACGACAGGCACAATAGGTGTTCCCCTGCCCGTTCCGTCTTCGCTGGCATCGAAGCCTTCGCCGCGCAGCGCGTGCGCGACAAGCGTCTCCGTCTCCGCGTCGAGGCTTTGTTGGGCGGATGCCGTCAAGCAATATCCGACATCGCCAGAGTTCGCGATCAGTCCGCCGTCGAGGTCGAAATCGGTGCCGAGGCCGCCACCGCCTGTAGGGCGGCTGCTAATTGTGGGGGCAATTCTTTCCCCCGCTTTTCGGCGCGGCGGAGAATCCCCGCGCAGGCTCGTGCCGTCAAATAGTACCGCTGCGGCACGTCGCCAGTCTCCAAGATATCCGACAACGAACACACGGCGTCGGCGTTGTGGGACCGCCCACTCGTATCCATGTGCTCGACAGTACTGAGCGTCCAGCACTCGGTAGGCGAACCCATACCCGAGTTCGCCCAACCCCCTGAGGAGGGTGCCAAAGTCCCGTCCTCCGTTGCTTGACAGAACACCGGGGACATTCTCCCAGACCAGCCAGCGGGGCCGATATCGTGCAGCAATGGCAAGATAGGTGAGCATGAGGTTGCCGCGGGGGTCAGCCAATCCGGCTCGGAGGCCGGCGACTGAGAACGACTGGCAGGGTGTTCCTCCGACAAGAAGGTCAATTGCATGGTCGGGCCACTCCTGAAACTTGGTCATGTCGCCCAGGTTGGGGACGCCGTT